AACTGAGGGAAGTATATCTGGTTTTCGTATAATATATAATATCTCTCTTTTTACTGTACGAACTAAAAATCACTACAATCAGATCAAACTGTACTGTCAGAACAGTCTACTCTGTGCAGTACTTGGGGATATAATAGGGGGGCTTTCATTATTCGCCCTATTATTCCTTGCCCTTATCTTTGGGGGAGTGTTGCTATGAACGTAGTAAAAGTTAAATTCCGCAAAGATGAAAAAGAGGAAAGCTTACGACCAGACTTTGAAAATAGCATGGTTGAGCTTGCAGAAAACTTGGCGATATGCATGGCAGAAGTGCGCATGTGGGAGTCTTTTAAGCAAGCGGCGGCAACTGCTTTGTCTGAGGGCATGGACTTATTAGATATTGCAGAACTGCATACTGAAAACCATGTTTTTAAAATTACAAACGGCAAGCTTGAAGTAGACTATTACAAGGGGAGTGTGCATTGATGAGACACCCACTATCCCCAGTGCAAAAAGAAATCTACGATTTTATTGTAGAGTTCTACAAGCAAAACGATAATCTAAACCCTTCTTTGCGCGATATTGCTAATGGGCAGATTAACGGCAAGCAAGTCATCAAAAAGCGTGTTGGACGTGAAAACATCAGACGCAGAATAAAAATGCTTTGCGAAAAGGATTACCTTGAAGAAAGGTTTTATCGCAATGTAGCTTATTGGGTGCCTAAAGATGCCAAGTGATGAGCAAGACAAAGCCGCCGGTAATCTTACACCCCTCGATTTGATGAAAGCTATGGCAGACGTTGAGAACAGGGCAATGCACAAGGTTTTTGGCACAAGGCGCACAAACGTTTCACAACCGATTGACCGTGAGAAAAAGCTAAAGCTTACCCAGAAAGCGCAGATGGTAAACCGTATGCTGCACATGGATATGTCTGAGACGCAGATTGCAAACGTGCTTGGCACAACCAGGCAGTCTGTCAGTCAAATCAGATCACGGTATGCATTACCCAGAAAGGCAGAGCTATGATTACATATTTCACGGCTCTGCTACTTACCTACACTTTGCAAGGTGAAATTGTCACTGCAAGGTTTTGGCTAACTAGCTATCAGCAATGCATCGAGTCTATGGATCACATGGAGGGTATGTATAACTATCTTGCTGATAACGTAAGCGGCAAGCTAATTTACTTGCGTTGTGAGCAAACAAATGTCTTTAGCGGCATCAATGAGGAAAGGTTTATTAAACCAAGGCTACGGCCAAATAGTTGAGAGGAGTAAAAAATGAAGTGGCGAATAGATCAAAAACAAAAGTTATTAATAATTAATGAAGATTACGAAATTGGTTTTGACCGATTAAAAGAAAATGGGTGGCTTGAACACTTGGCACAAAAAAATTGGGTTAAGATGGATAGTCTGTTTAAAGCTTTTGTGGCTGCTTACAAAGCCGCAGGGATACCGCTTTCAAAACATTTTTTTGATACGTTTCATGCTGCGTACATGGTTCACGTTGATTCAAGATTTTATGATTTAATTTTTAATCTACGTTACGCGGATGAGAACAAACTGTTCTATAAAGCAGCAGACTTAAAGTCAGAACAAGCCCTAATTGAAGAAATAGTGGCTTAAACAATAGACAAGGCCAACTCTAGCGTTTCTTTGTTGCGCCTTGTCCAACCTTTTCCGTAATGCTTAAAATCGTCTAACCCTTCGTAAAACTTTTGCCTACCGTAGTAGTAGTTGTCTAACACTTCTTTCGGATCTCTATTATGCACGGCTGCAATTGTCATTTTACCTATTTTGCCGTCTGCTGTAGCCCCAACTGCTTTTTGCAATATTTTTGCGGCTCTGCTTGGCCCTGCGTTTACGCATAAATCTGCACAAGAAATATCTACACCGCTTGGCAAATGATCTGCCTTTATCACATCCCAATAGTTTTGCTTATATAGCGGCTTCACATCTTCTTTTGTCAGTGCCTTCATTACATCCTTCGGTGCAGGCTTGCCGGTGTACTTTGCCCAATTCCAGGCGGTAACGCCCCACATTGTAGAACCTTCATTGCCGTGTCCATCGCCTTTGGCATTGCCGTTATCGCGTTGATCGTCTGTAAAGCCACCCTCATGCTTTATGAGCATCTCAAAAAACATTTCCCAATTGTCTTTCATTAATCTAACTCCACTGCTTTTGTTCCCCATTGCCTTGTGTAACCATCAGCCTCATAGCTTTCTGCCCACTTATTCTCCGTAAATTCGGCAAACTTAATGAGGGCTTCGGTATCGCCGTATAGTTGGTCAATCCAACCTGTGTTTTCTTTGACTTGATCTTCTAAGTGGTAAATCTTGTGCATTTGGCTGCTGATCCACCACACGCCCCCAACAGTCTGCATGATGATTGCCACAACCAGGGCAAGAGGTACTTTAAGGTCACTCATTTCTTTACTCCGTAATATTTGCTCACGGCTCGATTGCCGAACCAGAAAGACATTATTGCAGCAAACAAGCCTTGCGTTTCTGGCGTCCACATAAGCGGTATGGCGTCTTGCCAGTTGCCACCTTCAGCCATTACTTTGAGCATCACTACCGCTTGTACGGAGACGAAAAGAGCAAAAAAACAATAAGTAATAACAGGCCTGACACTTCCACGTAATGCGTTGACAAAACCCCCAGAATCCATTGAATCATGTTTGTATAACCCCTCTGTTTCTTTTATCTCTGCTTGCTTATCTATAATGTTAAGCTTTAGCTCATTGCGCTTGGTCATCATGTCCATTTCAACTTGCATACGCTCTAAGTTATGCTTGTGATCTTGGCTTGCTTTGAAGTAGTTGAGCACCTCTGGTAAAAATGAGGTACCGAACCCAAGCAAACTTCCTAATAAGGTCATCATTGGTTATTCTCCATCTGCATGGTTGTTTTCTTTGTTTCTGCTTTTGCTGAATAAGCATTGAAGCCCATGAACGCCGCGACAACGCCACTCGCTGCAATGACGTAAACGCTTGCTATGTCTGTGATGAGGCTTGCTGCTTTGTCGAAACCCAACACCGACGCAAGCAAAATAATAAACGGATAGATGAGCATACCGGCTAGGGCAAAACCTGTGAATCTGCGCTCTGCATTGCGTTTTAGATCACGGTCAATCATTTCCAGGCGTCGATCTTCTAAAGCAAGCTTGTTCCACTCTGCTTTTTCAATAACGCCGTTACCGTTTATGTCTGCTTTTTCGAACTCTGTCATTGGCTTTCCTCGCTATCTTTAGGGCTATTCCTCGATCTCTAGTGATTAATAAAACTGTTCCGTTATCATTGGTTAAAACCCACTTATTTTTTCTCTCGGATAGCTTCAAAACAATGCACATCCATATTTGCTGAAGTGACTAAAGTTTTTGCTTTTGATTTCTCTGCTATGCACGCATCTTTAGACGTATAAACATCGCCTATTTGGTAGTATTCCAAGCCACTGCCAGTTGAAAATGATATCCATATGAGAAACCACATCACCAACGCCCTTGCCATTTACCCAAAGCGTAAAACCCTAGAAACAAAATACCGCCACTGATTAGAAAAATAACTGCGCCAATGGCAAAGTTAATCGCTGCATCTATTTGGGCTTGTTTTCTGTAAAGCTCATCTTTGCGTCTTTTACGCATACTAGCTTCAATCGCCAAAACCTCATCCCATGCCGATTTGCCGTAATGCCATGTAATATGTTCCTTTATTTCAGAGCGCATTTGCTCCATCTTCTTTTTATTGGCAAAGATTTCTAATGCGGTTTCTTCATCAGAACCTCGAAATGTTTTCTTCCAGAATGGTGGGTTTTTTTCTCTTTCCTCAAGGTTGGTAAAATCAGAGAAAGCTTTACCCCAAGTAGAAAGTTGGCCTGTCATTTCTTGCAGGTCTTTTCCAGCGCCGATAGCTCCCTTCAGTGCCTTAAATGCGCCTGTCGCTAAAGCTACGCAGCTTACTGGATCCATTGTCCTAACTCAGAAAAGTCATTCTAAGTAGCAACAGCAAGCTTGCACCGGTTATGCAGATCATAATGGCTTCCATACGCTTTATGCGGTTATACAAGTCTTTAAACTGTATTTTCATTTCAGTTTTGATTTCCACCACCTCTTTTTCCAATCCATCAATACGTGCATGGGCAGAGGCTACGGTACGCTTGTCAGTGCTCACCAAGAACCCTCCCAGTTCCGTAACCTAGCAAACTCGCCATCCATAAGCTTACGTTTGATGACTTCTTGAACAGCGTGGCTCTCGCTCCAATCAACGCCTGCTTCACGTAGCCAGTTAGTGACTAGGGCAGGGTTGATGTTGCCAATATGCTTGTAATCGCTGCCTATGGCGTTAGGTGAGGTTTGACGTGCATACTCAGCATCGAGAAGCATACCAGACGCATCAAAGGTACGCTTGATAATCATTTGATCGTCTTGAAACGTTACCTTTTCGCCTATTTGGTTGTTAGCCATCTTCCCAAGCCTCGTTAACGTCTGGTGTACTTGGGTCATCACCTTTTAACGTGCCGTCTTTATTTCTTGCACGTTTCTTAGTTTTAGCTTTTGGCTTTGCTGCTTTAAAAACGGCTGCTTCTTCTATTTCAATTAAAGCGCCTGGTTTCATCGAGTTAATTCGATCAACCTCTGCTGTTGGGAGGTCTACCATATCACCATTTCGCACAGTACCTTGCGACGTTGACATTGACCTGTAATTCACTTGTACTTTCACTGTTCTGCCTCCTAAGAGTATCTGGTAGTTGTATAGTGAAGGGGCGGCGAACCGCCCCAACTCGTTATGATGTTGTATTGTCTGCAATGATACCAGAACTAGCCTCATTTTTACAAACTAAGGTGATTTCCTGTACGACTTGCCGGGTAGAATTATCCCCGGTTTTCGCGAGTTCAACGTTTTTCGCAGGTCTTAAAACTGCAACTTCCCACATATCATCTTGGAGTATAAAAACATCCCTCGATCTATTCTCTCTTGATGGTTGGAAAGCTACCTGACCCCACGGGGTGAGATAAATTGACAGTGAGTTAATCACACGCTCACCATCTGCAACCACATTTGCTCTCTGGTTGTTATTACCAGTAAACGCCAATGCTTTGTTCATTTGGAAAGCAGAAAGGTAACAAGTACCTGGAGTTCCACCATTTTCCCAAATAGATTGCATTACTGAGTCAAACTTGGTTTGTGAAAACGCTGTTGCAGTACCATCGTCTGTGCGTGCATCAGTACCGTCACCAGTTGGGTTTGCACCACTGTTACCAGACTGAAAGTCTACGTTGCTTGTCATCCAAGCAGGCGCACCCGCCATTTCACGCGCAGTTGTGGCATTACCATTTACCTTTGCGTTGTTATCAAATAGAGCTTTTTCTACATCGAGCTTTTGCTCCTTAGAAATTTTCAACACTTGGTATGCCATTTCTCTGGCTCTACCGGCCTTAGTCAAACCCTCATCAGTGTCAGGAACGACAACTGCGTTTTTAAAGATTTGTGTTCTGTTGCTCAAACGTGTTGTTGCTGTTCGAGCTTCAGCAGTCGTTGCGTCACCTTCGATGTGAGCATTGGCCGCGCTTGAGCGTAAAGCATCTGTTTGCCATTCATGCAAAGTGTTAGACGCAGTAGTTTTGCGACACTTCGTTAGAAATGGTGTTTCTTCCAATACCTTCAGCTAGGTTCGTTACTTCCTAGCCCGTCTTTCGACTGCTACGGTTTTCACCGCAGATGAGACTATATCATCACCCTATAATTTAGGGGTTGGGCGCTTCCATTCACTTGAATGTACTCCTTGCGGATAGTCGTTGAACCTTCCTCATTTGAGGCTTGGCTGCTGATTGGCATATTTATTTTCATAAACTTAGCTTTCCAGACAATTCACCCAATTATTACTAATTATTACTAACTAGCAGCCCAAAGGTTTAGGCGAAACGTTGTAAATAACGTCCTGAAGATCTTCTCTTATGCCAACAGCATCATAGCTGTCAAACGTGTTACTTGGTTGTGCCATTTGTATTTCCTTTCAAAAGGCTAACTGTTTAGGATTAGATCAACTGCATCATCAATTGACCCGGTTTTACGTAAGCGATCTTGTTTTTGCTTACGCGCTTTAGCTTTCCCAACGTTTGGCGTTTTTTTCGCACCGGCTTTCACTGGGGCAATGCTCTGCTTTTTTGAGGTGGCTTTGCCGCGCTTTTGCAAAAGTTTACGAAAACGCATGGCATCATACATTGCTAGTATATACCTGTGATCTCGTACGCTCTCCAATTCCTGTTGCGAAAACCCATAGTGCTCTCCTACTTCCATCAAGCCTTTTTTTATCACTTCGCCTTTTTGTGGGTCTGCAATATCAGGTAACTTTTCTGCAAGTAATTGAGTTTGCTGTTGGGTAAACGCTTGCAATTGCTGTTGCTGCTGTTGTTCTTGCTGCTTTTGCATTTGCTGAAATTGTTGCACCTTGGTATCGTGTTCAGCCTTTGCCTCGTCGTAAGATAACTTTGCTTCCATATAAGCTATGGGATCATTGTTGAATAATTCCTTTGACGGTGGGGTAGGCTCTGAGAAACCAGTTTGTTGCGCTTTTTGAAAAAACTCCAACTGTTGTTGTTGCTGTTGGGCGAGGGCAGCAGTTTGCTCTTTGTAAGCTTTTTCAAGCTTCGCAACCTCTTGCATCCTCTGGTTGATGTAACCTTGCCCGGCTGCGGATTGCTTAAGCTGATCCAGTGTCCAGCTCTCCTCTTTGCCGTTGATTTTAACGGTGTGGAGACTGTCTTTTTCAGTGCTTTCCTCTAGGACTTCTTCTACATCGTCGCTGTCAAAATCAATATCTGACAGTTCTTCATCATCAAACTCTAAAGTTTCTTCGCTCTCAGCATCTTGCTCAGTTTGCTCAACAACTTCTTCCTCTGATGTTTCTTCTACTACTTCTTCTGTAGCATCTTCAGTACTAGTGTCTGGTACTTGTATAAGCTGCTCAACGGCAGCATCAATTGTGTTAGCTGTGTCGTTCACGGTACTAACCCTTTCTTAAATCTAAAAATGTCTCTGCTGCTATTGCAGCGTCAAGGTTCATTTCAATTAAATTTAATGCACGAATAACTGCGTGCGCTTCCTCGCGTGCCTCAATATCTTTGGCATCGCTAGTTGCGAAAACGTCTTTTTGACGCTCTCGAACATCCTCAACAAACTGCTTAAATGCAGTATCGTTTTTTAACCTTTTGGCCTCATCAGCCGTTATACGAATATCGCTCATTGTCCTTGGGCAATCCCTGCTACAGTTCTAAGCTTGTCTTGCTCTGCTTTCACTCTGGCTACATCAACGGCTGTTCCGTATTGACCCGCAACTTTGGCTGCATCAACAAGTAAATCTTGCGCCATCTGATCGCGCTTCAAATCATCTTCTGCGGCTGCTTTGGTGGCGTCTAACTGTAGCTTCGCCATATCAGATTGCATTTTAGCTTGTGCTTTTATTTGCTCTGCCTGGAGATATGCAGCGTTGGGGTCTTGTTGTTGTTGTGCCATTGCAGCTTGTTGTTGTTGTTGCATTGCAAGCATTTGCTGTTCAATCTCCTGGTTGATCGGCGCAAAGTATCTGTCTGAATTACGTACCCCAGCTGCTGCCATCATATCTGTAATCGTGTTGCGTATGTTTGTAAGGCTTACCAAGCCATTCATAGGGCCATACTGTTGATATACTTGTGTTTGCATTGTCAGTGCTTGCTGTAATACGGCTACTTTTTCATCTTCACGTCCAGTACCCAAGCCCACGTTTACGCTTACATCCATTGATATATCCCAGACTCTAGGATCAACTGGCACAAACTGACCGTTTATACGCATCATTTTTTCTTCATTAAAGTTCTTGTGCATAATACGCAGAATAATTTTAAACAAGTCTCTTAGCCCATCTGCAAGATTACGAACCATAACTTCCACTTGCCCTGCGGCTGCTTCTACACTTGCAGTAACGGCTGCTTTTGTTGTGGACTGCATTGCATCAGGATTAAGCGCAAGGTTCTGCGTCACGCCTGTTTTTTGCTCTACAAGCTTATCCATGTAGGTTAGGGCGCTAAGTGTCTGACCGGCAACAAATGGAACGCTTAAATCTTGTATGCTACCGGCTTGCCTCATTCTAATTAATGCTCCGATTTCATTATTTAATAAATCATCGACATTCACACTGCCCTCGAGAAACCCAATTCTAGGATTATTTGTTAAAGCTACGTTATCGAGTATGCCACGCAAGATCGCTGTGCTTGCGTCCTGGTCATTATCAATAAGCTCACATAAACTACGTCCGTAAAAGCTGTGAGGCTCTGGGTCTATTTCTAGCTTAACCATTGGCACTTCATCGCAAGGCTCGAAGTCTAATAATTCATATGCAGTGCCACCCAACAAAAACTTGTGCAAAACAGGTATGCCAGTACCATCAACATCCATACGCATATATGCTTCTGTTATTGTCACGTTTTTCATTGCAGGGTCTTGCTCATCGTCATCTGCAAAATCTTCATCATAACCTTGCCGTGCTTGCACTTCTGCTTCTGTTATTTCAGAGCCGCTTGTGATGCCATCAAGGTTAAAAACTGTGTCTGGGTCATAGCCCATTGCGATTACATCACCAGCACGCATATCAGTTCTGTGTGCTACAATGTATGCGTCCTCAATCGTTCTAGCATCTCGATTTACAAAAAATTCTTCTGGCGGTACGCTTTCAATGCATAGATCGCCTTTCATCTCTTTGCGGCTAAGTTTGACTGCAAAAATTGGTGCTTCCACATCCATGCCGAACTCATCCATTTCCATACGCATTTCCATGCTTTGCTCTAGCACTTCAACGTCGGAATCGCTTGTAAGTAAGCTTAACTCATCTTCAGAAAGGTCTGATAATGTGTATATTTTTGCTGTTGGGTATTCCTT